GCTATTGTAAACTTGAAATCAACTACATTCTCATCCGATTTTGAAGAGGTAATTGTAGATACATCAAAAATGGGAACATCTAAATTAGTGGTGATGGGGCTACTGTTATTCCCTCCAACACCCACTCTAGCCTTAGTGTAGGTTGTTTTTAAATAAGTAGCCAAATCCTCTCTAGCACTATCTGTAATCAAAAGTCCACATCCCTAATTGTTGTAGTTGTTATTGCTGCTGTCCCCATTGGGATGCTGAATCCAATTGTTCGGACGAAGCCAATCTTATTAGTTGTTGCCGAAGCCTCTCTCTTTTGAATCAAAAGTTTGCGTTCTCTCAATGAAACCAAGTCCAAAAGGGAGACATTTTCTTCGGACTGAATGAGGGCTCTTGAACGGAGTTTTGCTTTGTTAGAGTTTGTGGTAATAAGTAATTCAGCGAATCTATCTTCCATACCCTTTGAGAATTTTCCGAGTTCCATTTTTATAAACCCATCAATTTGATGCTTCATTTCTAAAATTTGATATTGGTTCTTTGGGATATTTTCTTGAATCAATTCAAAAGAAATAGTATCCCCTGCCCTAAGTTGGCTAAAATTAGTATGTCCCAACTCAATGCTGATTCTTTCATTTTCTTTTGAATGAAGTCTTAACAATTCCGTAGCCTTATCATCCACATCCTCTTGTGTGAAAATACTAGAGTCTTCCACCTCCAAAGTTTTCTTACCCACCCTTTTGATGCTACGGAGATTACTTTTCTTGGAGACATGGCTGGAACCGTAAACAATAATTTCATTGTAGAAATCAAATAATCCACTGGATTTCTTGAAATCCTTAATCTGTAGTTGTTGGTTCCTATCGGAGATAAACAGTGAAGGGCGTAAATCAACATCATCGGACTCTTTAATCTTAAATTTGTCATCTTCGTAAATCAATTCTTTGTCTTTTCTTTTGAGGATATAGTTGATAGCAGAGAACAAATTCACACTCTTAAAATTAGGTGCTAAGAAAAGAGGATAGGTTGAATCCGGTATCTCGTATTGGATATCGTTGGATTCTAACAAATCATTCAACATATTATCTGCTTCATGGCTGATGTTCACAACCGAACCAATCATGGCTCTTTCTATAGGGGGAACAATATTTGAAGCAGTTGTAATTGTAAAAGTTTCAGACATAGAGACAAGACCATGTTTCTCTTTCATCTCTCCGAATTCAATGTAAGAACCTTGATTTGTTCCTAAATATCGCTGATTAATTGAAGTTTTGTGTTTGTTTATTCCATCTGTGATACACATGGTAAACTGATTTTCGTATAAAGATTCTACATCCGAGAGAATGACATAGGCCTCTGTATGGGTCCTAGGGACGACCTCTTCTCTATTGCTCAAGAGAAATTCGCTTTGTGCGTCTGTATCAACCAAAACATACATGGATAGAACCGCTTCATTGTGTCCGATATTACCCCCAAGTGGTGAATCTCTTTCCCCCGAACCAAAGCCTAAAGCGTAATCTCTTGTTGTAGAGTATGTTTTATCTTCATAGGCTATCTTTGTATATTCGCTAGACAGAGTATTTAATTTAATTTTGTTAGGAGTAAAGTCATAAAAGGCTGTTTCGTTAGGTTGCATGATTCTGTAAAATCCGTTTGCCAAATCAGCATCAACTTGGATAATGTGAGTTAGCGTAGTGTTGTCTGTCTCAATTTCGTGACTCAAAACATACCCTAAGTTGTTAGGGATTGTATTGTTAATCCCCCCCGTTGTTCCTGTGGCTGTCCCTGTTCCGAATTCCTTACCAACTTCCGAAGCCAAATAGCATCCTGTTAAGTCCGTGATATAATCTAGAATTTCCGAACTGGTAATTCTGTAGAAGTAAATAGTTTTGTTATTAGGTCCAGCGTAAGAATTCTTTGTGATGTTTGATTCGTTCGTATCTAGGTTGAGCCTTGCTTTGAATCCCATGAATACACCTTCTGCATCAGTAGAAGTTGCACTTCTAGCGCCCCCATTCGGGCCATCCAAAGTCATAAACTGTGTATTCAATCCCATGTTTACAGTTGTAATTGAGTTTGCATACTTCCGAACATGAGTGTTATCGTTGTAAGTAAAGCCTGTCCCCTTGCTCAAAATCTCGTCGCCACGGTTGCCTCCTTCCACATCGTATCGGTCAAGAACAACACCGAACAAATCTGCTTGGAAGGAATTATCAGCAGTCCCTACTGAATCGGGAAGGCTGTCAATCTTCTTCAACCATCGGCTAGGATGCCCTGAGACGCTATTCCCAATTGTTTGATTGTCGTTGAAACTTAGCGGTAGAATAACATTGGAGAGATTGGTAGCGGTGCTTCCGCCAGCCTCATTGAAGTCATTTCCAAAGACCGTGGTAAATTCGGAATTAGTGTATGCGTCGTTGTGAAGCGTTCCTCGGTGGAGAGTGATACCTCTTTCAAACTGGACGAGTGAATCTTTTTCTCCATGACCTTTGAGAGTACCCTTGCTAATTGTAGCCTTGTAGAGGGTTCCTGTGTAAGCAGAACCGTTGTTTGTTGGGATGGGTGCGGCGTTGAGATTGATTGTGAATGGAGACGAGGTAGGATTCTGCGCTCCATTAGCAGTTCCGATGAGATTACCCGCAGAGTCTACAAGCAATTCATTATCTGCTACGGTCACGCTACCCGATAAAGAAATAGAAGTTGAGCCATAAGAAGAAACAGTTACGCTGAGAGATGAAATAGTGTGATAGTGATAGATAAACGACGGTATCTGCTTTGTTTTTCTAGGAGGCTTTTCAGCGTTAAATTGATTGAATGCAGTATCAAAAACCAATTCTGTAAGTCGCATAATACCTGTTCTTTTCAGTTGGACGATATCCTTATCTACTTCTATTATTCCAGCGTCAATGTAGGTCTCGTCTGTATATTTTACAGTAGAACCTCTTGATGAATATTTAGATTGTCCTTCTGAAAAGGAACCTTCTGTAGGTTCCCCCAATAGCATAAGTTTGAATTTTTTCAAGTCATCTTTTTCCGTAATTATATTTCCTACTCTTCCTGTTCCGATAGAGAAAGTCATATTGAAGATGCTATCGCTCCTCTTGCTGGAATAGGGTGTTGAATCACTAGTTGAAAACAAAAATAGTCTTCTAGATTTAGGGTCAAATTGTTCCAAGTAATCCTTAACGAGATATTTTGATTTTGTTATTTCTGTGTTTATCGTCGGTGGTGTGACATCTACAATAACAGGCTTCGTATGACCGGATTCATACACATCGTAATCAAAGAAAAGAGAACCTGCGGCAGGGGAATTACCTCTTGCTTCTATCGGTAAATGATTGCTGTTCGTGAATTTAAAGTCTCTACCTATTGTTCCATTATAATATACTGCACTCTCAAAATGTCTTACAGGATTCACCTTATAGCAAGAGGCATAATACTTGATTTTACTACCCCCCTCATAGTAATTATTTTCAAAATTTTGGGCAGAAGTTGTGATAGAACGAGAAACGAAATCAAATACCCCTTTTTCCAAGTGCATAATTCTGTATTGAGGAGTCCCGTATCTTTCCGTAGTGGTAGCGCTTTGGGAGCGCTGTCCGGTATAAGTCACAAATGTTCCAGCCTTATTATTGAAGAAAAGAGGGTGTAAAAGTGAAACGAATTTGCCTCCATGTAAGTGCGCTCCATTCGTTAAATACAAATCTTGAGTATATTTCTCTTCATAGTTTTGTCCACCAACAGGAGAGAAATCATCTAATATCTGCACTGCATCACTGGCCGAATGTGAAATAGGCCTATCCACATATATTTTCCAATTACTACTTGTGCTTTCCTTCACAACTTGAACAACATATCCTACGAATGCCCCTTCAATGTAGAGGGGGTCTTTTTCGGAAGGAGAATTAACGATTGAAGAAACAGACACATGCCTAATATTGTTAGAGGCACTTGCGGAACCCACCGCACTACCTACTAAAGCCAAATCCACATCAGTGACATCTGCATCATTGAAATCCATTCTACCTAAAGTGACAGGAACATAAGGTGCGAGTTCAAAAGTAGTTTTACCGTCTTTCGTATTTTGCGAAATAACAGTAAAATCAATTAAAGTGTTTACAGTATCAAAACCGGCATAACCTACAGAAGAAGCACCATCAGTCAGTTCTGCTTGGAATGGGTTATCCTTCCCTATTTTTGAAACATTATGTAAATGATAACCTATTGCATTATCGTTATCGGATTTGCTCGTCTTAACAAGTGTAGAATTGTTAGCGATATCTAAACCCGACTCAAAGAATATACCCTTCTCCGAATGCCCGATAAGGCTTGTCGTAGTTTCCGCTACACGATTATTTGATGATAGGGCCTTATTGAATAGGTAGGATTTTTGATTTGATTTCCAAATGTTGCGAGTGGTAAAGGTGGGAGTTCCGACTCCCCCGACTGTGAGTTCACCCGTGGAAGCAAAGGCGTGAGTTTCTAAAGTCACTACCTTTGAGGAAGAGTTGTAAGTAGAAACTCTACCAATATAAGAAAAATTGTTGTTGGTGTATTGAACATACAAATCATCTCCTGTTGTCGGTGCAGAAGTGACAGAAATAAGCGTTAGGGTATTAGATGAAAAGTTCACTGTGTTGGATGTTCCGCAAGAAATTGCTGTTTTAAATGGGCTATCGGACGAATAGATGATATCCTTAGAACTGAGATAATTTTTAGTTATGATAGGGGAGATGAGTTTAGCGTATGTGCTACGACCGTACACTTTCATAAAATTTTGACCGAATTCTCTCTCAGTATCAATTTGTTCAACTGTTCCTTCAAATCTCTCAATCTCAATAGAATAGATTCCACCGATAAAACCAATGTTAGACTCCGACTCATAAAGAGAATTATCAAAAGATAAAGAGAGTGTTTTGGTAGTAGCATTAGAAGAAGAAACAGTAGCCTCTAATAAGTTGCTAAAAACAACTTTGATATTGTAATGTCTATTTTCTACGATTTTAAATGTTGTCAAAAGATTTCCTTTTGATTGACTCCATGCTCTCCTAAACAGCCTATCGCCGGAGGAGGCTATACCCGTAAGGCTCGTGGCCGCAAAAGTTGGAGAAGACTCTAAACGAGTGGATGTTGTCATAACGATAGTTTGTTGATTGGAGGAAAACGAACCAATAGCACTACCAGTTGTAGCGATAATGTAAATTCTATCTCCTATTTTAATTTCGTCTCCTTCTGCTAAAAGAGTAGATAAATCATACTCTGTATTGAAAACAAAATTTGTTCCGGACTGGCTAGAAATAGTAGCCTTTAATGCAAAAAATTCACTTAGGTCTGCTGAATGTAGTCTGTGCCTTACACGAAGAAGGTCGTCGTTTTTTATTTTGGACGACAGAATTCTTTGTGTGTCAATCAATTTAATTTCTGCATATCCACCCTTTTCGCCTATTGATTCAAAAACAGTAAAATCAGTTAAAGAAAAATTAGTGTTTGCTTTCTCCGGAGAGTAAGAATAATGTGTATATCTGTATGGGCCTGTCAGCGCCAAAGTAGACGCATCGGTTTGGTCAAATACATCATTAGCATCTCTTCTAGCATTAAAGAAACACCTACTGTAATCCGTAAAGTCGTTAGATGGTAAAGTAAATCCCTCACTAGAGGTAATAGAATTTTTTGTAGGGTCATCTAGATTTTTTAAGTTATCTACTAAGTTTGCTTTAATCGTATATTTACTATAATCTATGATTCTAGTAGAAAATGCTGTTGTAGTAATAAACGCATTATTCACATTAGGAGTAATGGTTCCACTAGCCGAAGTAATGTATTTAATGAAATATTTAGTGCTATGGTCTAATTCGTTTTTCTTATCTAACCTATCCGAAAAGAAATAGAATAGAGGTCTAGCGCAAATATACGATTTATCGTATCGGTATGTGGAAGAACCGGAAGTAATGTTTTCCGGTTTGATTCCGGCAGATACCGCAACAATGGAAGTTTCTGTTTTCAAGGGTCCACGGAAAATCATAAATTTCGTATCCTTGGCTAGTCCTTTACCCAATCTAGGCTCAAAATCAAATCTGTCACCGGAAACTTCATCCTGTTTTATTTCAGTTATTTTGGCAAAATGGTGTTGTAGTAAATCATCCGAATGAATTAAAACGAAATAATCATAGTTTTGTGAAGATATAGGAGAAATACCATTCAATTGTATTCCGGTTTGTGAGAAATCATCCCAACAATGAATAGAATACCCTTCGGTATCACTGAGATTAGAATACTCTGTTCCCGCCGAATCGCTACCTTGTAGTTGTTGAACAAAGTCTTGGCTATGAGAGCCGTCTGTGGAAATATAAGAAAACATCCTGTGACCACTAGTGACAGAACCAGCATCACTAACAAACATAGGATTGGTTGGACAATCAAAATTGATGTTGTTTGTTGCATCATTGATTGTTGTGACAACCGTTGGGTTGGGAG